ATCTTTATCTTTTTTATGCTTCGAAAGATTTGTTTCAATTTTCGTTTCATATTGAAAAAGTTTCTTCGAAGTATTTTCCGTAGGCTCTTTATCTAGGATAGAATTTTGAAGAGACAATACTTTTTCAGATAGTTCAAGTCCGACTCGTTGAAGATTAATAATTTGACTCTGTGTTGCATCAATCTCTTGCTGTTTTTTATCAATAAGATCGGTATTGTTTTGCTGTAGTTTATTTACATGTTCTTGCTGAAGTTCTAGAAGTGCTTCCTTTTTCTCTACGGTATTCTTAACATTTAGAATCTCATCTTTGTTGTTTGAAATCTTTTCTTTCAATACATTATTCATAGTCGAAAAGATTTGAATGTCTAATAAGTCTTCGATAATCGCTCGTCTATCAGCAGCGGAGAGTTGCATGAAAGGTGTGAATGATGCGCTACCTAAAATTACAATCTGAGTAAATGATTTGTAATTCAGTTTCAGTATTACCTTCTCTAGATGTTCTTGATAATCTTTTGATGCTGCATCTTGATTTAATAGATCACCGTCAATATAAATTTCAAAGACGTTCGGCTTCATTCCTCGAACGATTCTGAAATCTTTATTACCAATAGAGAAATTACATTCAACCAAACAATCTTTCTGATTGATAGAGTTGACTAACTGAGGCTTATTGATATTTCTAAATGCTTTGCCAAACAAAACAAAACACAATGCATCAAGCATTGTGGACTTGCCAGCACCATTTGAGCCTACTACGAGCGTATTTGTATTACGACAGAGATTTATTTCTGTGAAATAATTACCTGTAGAGAGAAAGTTTTTAAATTTAAGTGTCTTAAAAAATATCATTCTGTAGTATCAATAGTCAAAGATTCGACATAAAGTTCTCGCATTAAGTTTTTCAACTTATTGTTATCAACATTTAATGATGCGCCATCAATATACTTTGATAGTATGGTCATTGTGTCTTCAGCTTGATCTACCAGTTCTTCATCATCAGTCGATTCAAATTCCATAACGTCCTCAACAATAGACAAATCTGCGATACCCACTTTATAAAGTTCATTGACAACAGTATCAAATAGGAAAGAATTCTTTTTGTTGCAAACAACTATTTTAACATAAGTGTCTTTGTATTGCCCATAATCAAAAGACTTCCAGTGATCAAAATCTTGATAACTATCATCATAGTATATTTTATGAAACATTTTATATGGATTTTCAATGAATGTCAAATTCCTATTTTGTGTGTCGAAAACGTGAAAGCCTCGTCTGTCTCCTTGATCAATCCACGTAATTTCATATTGATTGCCCAAATAATGAATGGTCCCATCATTTGATTTATGGTGAAAATGACCAGAAAAAACCATATCAAATCTATCGAAAACATTTCTATCTATGCCTCCATGACAAATATTTCCTCTATCCATTTCGAAACCTGATATCTCAAAGTGACCAAACACAATCTGACTTTTAGTGTCTTTAAGGAATAACATTGATTCTTCATAATTTGAAGAATTGATCCATGGCACCAAAGAAGTGAGAAGCCCATCATAAGATTTTTCCACTGGAGAAATATAAACATTTATATTATCATAATGATTAAACAACTCATGCATCGCATTTATTTCATTGGTATTTTTATATGTAACATCGTGATTTCCAACAATCACATCCATGGTAATACCTTCTCTCTCTAACACATCAAAGAATCTTTTTCTCCACTGATTCAAAATCACATAATTAATAAATTTTCTTCTATCGACAACATCACCCAAATGAATAATGTGTTTAATATTATTTTCTTTTAGATATGGAAAAAATATGTTTTCCCAAAACTTAAAAAAGAATTCATTGAACAAGAGGCTATCACCTCTCGCTCCAGCGTGTGTGTCATTGATTAATGCTATTTTCATTCACAATTCCATCTTCAAAAAATTTTTCTAAACCTTTTTTAGTTTTCTTTTTATTCTTCTTTTTCTCTTCAAATGTTTGGATGAACTCTGAAATATTATCGTATAGAACAAACTGTCTCATATTTCCATCGACATCTTCATACATTTCACCTTCATCGAGAATACCAAATTGTTCTGTTGCTTTGTATTTGACATACATCTGCTTTTTCTCTTTTTGTATTCTACGGAGAAAGGCATAATATATGATTTGAGTAAAATATGCAAATGGATTATTTGATTTGGTAGGATCAAAATTTCTAAAATACATAATACAATTTTCTATACCATCACAAATCATCTCTTCTCTAAATGAATAAGAAATAAAATTTGGTTTTCTGGAAAGATGTTCAGCAATTTTCAAGAAACATTCACCAATATAATTTGGTACTATTGGATCATCTTTATTTTGATTTTTAGCTGCATCGCAAGATAACTTGTATTGAATCAGAGCATTTAGAAAATCCTCATTATTAACGTAGTGTTTGGATTTTACCATAAAATAATTCCTATTTTTTACTTGACACGAGGACAGCATAGACATATAATGCTTGTGTCCAAGTTTGAGATTAATGTAATGTCTTGTTTTTAACTTGTTCAGATACTTCTAGAACTTCTTGTTCTTCGTCTTCCTCTTCTTCAAAATTATTATTCAGAAGAGAGTTATCAATTAAATCTTCATTCATTTTTATTACAGAATTACACTCATCAACAGCAGTGAGATAGTATTCAATCAATGATGGTTTTGGATCGAAGATAGAAACGATTCTGTGTGCATGTATTTTTGCTTTATTAATATTAACTAGTTCTGCTGGTAGCCATGGTGCCATCATAACAATAGATTTTCCTGGTGTTATTCTTTTAAAAAATAATGTCATTGGATTCAACATAATTATGGTATCCGTTTCATCTTCTATTTGATATGATGCTATAATATCTTCACCATCCTCAAGTCTTAGTATTTTAATATTATCCATTTTTCAATTCTATGTTGTAAAACTTATAGTTAAATTTTTCTTCATCATATATTTTAACTCTTTCGACAAAATGATTTAGTGTGAAATTGGTATGTTTACCTATTCTTAAATCATCTGCTATATCAAAAAGAGTCGCTACTTCTTTATTATCACTTCTTCTTAAACCTCTACCAATAGACTGTAGATTACGAATTCTCGATTTTGATGGTGAAGCAAAAATTACATTATGAAGATTTCTTATGTTTATTCCTGTACTGAAAGTGCCATAAGAAGCAATAATAATTGCATTAGATTCATTTTCAGTTATTGATCTGATTGATTCTCTAGTTTCAACTTCAGTATCACCAAATATGAAAAACACTTTTCTACCATTAGATTCTGTGTTGATCATATTATACAATATTTTCCCTTGTTTTGCAACAAATTGAAATAGGATCAAAGAGTTACCATTAAGTGATAGTGCGAGATTTTTTATGAAGATATTTCTTTGAGTGTTCATTACTATGTATTCTATTTCTTTTTGATAGTCCCATTTTTTACTTTCTCGACAAATATCATCAGAATATTTTAGTATCAGACATTTGATGCGAAAGTCTGATAAAACTTTATCATCGATAAGTTCTTTAGTCGTAGTAACTTTTAAAACAGGACCGAACAAACCTTCAAGAACTAATTTATGAGTCTTTGTTCCATCTAATGTTCCTGTGCATCCTATTCTATATTTTGTTTTGGAGAGACCCGACATTATTGTCGTTAGCGACTTAGCTTTGAATTGATGTGCTTCATCACCTAGAACAAAATCAAATTGTTCAAAATATGAACTATCTAAATTATAAATGGACTGCCAGGTGGTAATAGTCAAAAACTTATCAGTATATTTTTCTTTTCCCGAATACTGACGATGACAATATTGTTCAGAGTCATAACCATACGATTTGAAATCAGAATACATTTGTTCAACTAATGATGTAGTTGGTACTATTAATAGTCCTTTTTTACATTGCTGTTGAATGTATCTTACGATTAAATATTGTATGAATGATTTACCCGACGCAGTGGGTGATAATAATAATATTCTTTTATTTCTTATTGCGTGAACGAATGCGTATTTTTGATATTCTTTAGGTGGAAAAGGTACATTGATTGTTGATATGAAATCATCAGCCTCTTTCAGAGAGAAGTTTTCTTCAATCTCAACATTCTTATCAAAATAAACTTGATAGTTTCTGCCTATTGAGAATTTTTTTATATATGGAATAAGACCATAATATATTTGATTAGTTTTTAAATTGAAGAGTCTTATTTTTCCATCCCAAAGTTTGTTCTTGTACTCTGGTACAAATTGATAACCAGGAACTTGAAAGGTGAAATAGTCACTTAATTCTTGGGCAACACTTCTTTCACATTGCACTCTAATGAATGCTTCATTCACTTTTGTAATTGTTAAATCATACACCTTGAATAAATCTTTCCCATTCTATAAATGATTTTAATTGAAACGTTCTACTATGTAGTTCTTTTAAAATCATCTCACAACAACTGACTATTTCATCATGTAAAGTTTTATTCGCAATACATTTTTGGATATCAATATCACCATCTAGATAAGTGCTGATATCACTCTTTAAAACAAAAGGAAATTGTTGCCATCCAAATTTCTGCAACTCCTCTGAACTCATCTTACCAGTATAATATTCCCACTTAGTTCTTTTCATTTGATTGTATTTGAACTCTGCTTCTTTTGACAACAATTTATGTCGTGAGAGAATGTTCAAATATTTACTGTGTAGTTTTGGTATATCAAGTAAGGCTTTTCCTGGCTCAGTTCTATCGACTACACTATCTTTTTCCCACTCATTCATAAGTTCATCAAGTTTAGACATAATAATCCTCCTACTTGGAGTATACACCACATATCAGAAAAAGTAAATACTATAGATTATAATTTCTCTAAATTGTAATATGTGTATCGAAGAGTTACATCAGCGGTGATAATTGTATCTGGACCTTGTTGTGTATCAAATAAAAGTCCAGACAAAGTGCTTGGAAAAACATCATAGAATTTAAATCTATACGTTGGTTTATATGATGAAGAGTATATCGTTAATGTCGCATCAGAGAATTGTGGACTAGGGGCTATTACAGAAACTCTTGAGAGATTTGGTAATTTTTTATACTCATCAAATTTTTCTGGAAAAGTCATAGCCCTAATCCAATCATGGATTTCTAACCATGATTTCATATCTTCATCAACTAAAAACGTTACAGATAGTGGTTCATATACCA